TCATGTTTCAGGAGAAGAGAATGAATTTTTACACATTGTCTATGCAATTTGCGAAGGTGAAATACAAGGAGTGAATCAAATATATTTTAACAACGACCCTATACTAAAAGAATAGGTAAACTATTGGAATGATGGGTTTTCCGTCATAGAAGAAAAGTATGAAGGTTTAGTTGAGTATGAAATCTATAATGGCACAACTACCCAAACAGCAGATCAAAATTTAATATCTCAAACAGGTGGTGTTTGGACTGCATCAGATAAATTGCAAGGGGTGGCCTACGCAATAGTCAGACTTAAATTTGAACCTGAAGTATTTGGTAACACTGGTATCCCACAAGTAAATTTTGATGTTGTCGGAAAAAAAACCAGAAGCACAACATCTGGTGGCACAACAATAAAAGTTTTCAGTGACAACCCTGCTGACTGTATTGAAGATTATTTAACCAACACAATTTATGGTCGATCAATACCAACATCACAAATAGATTCTACTGCATTTACTGCTGCTAGAAATATTTGCGATACAGAAGTAACAGTAGGCAATCTCACTCAAAAAAAATACACCTGCAATGGTATTTTGAATACTAATAATAAAGCTATTGATAATATACAAAAACTGCTCACATCTTGTCGTGGGTCTTTAATTTTCACAGGTGGTAAATATAAACTCTTAATTGATGATACTGGTACAGCAGTACAAACTTTTGATGAAGATAACATAGTCGGTAGTTTTTCTTTATCGCTAGGTGGAAAAGAATATAAATCTAATAAAGTAAGAGCAACATTTTTTAACAACAGTCGTGATATGCAAGGTGATTTTGCAATTGTCGAAAGTCAAAACTTTTTAGCTGAAGATAATAATTTAAGTTTGGAAAAATCAATAGAATTACCTTTCACTGATCAAATGGAAAGGGCATTAATGATTGCAACAATAAATATGAAACAATCAAGACAATCTCTAGTTTTTAGTTTNACTTCTACAATTGAAGGACTAAGAGCAGAAGTTGGAGATGTAGTTTTTATTTCAGTTGAATCTTTAGGTTGGAATACACTGAATTCTAATCAAGGTAAAAAATTTAAAATTATGAAACTATCAATAAAAAGTGATGATGAAGTAGATATTACAGCAAGAGAATATGATGATGATGTTTATAATTTTGGAACAATAGCTGCTGAAGATACAGCACCTAATACAAATCTTCCTAATTTTTCTTTTGTAGAAAAACCAATTATAGGAACTACATCAGAACAATTGATCTCAACACCTCCTACTTTATTTAATAGAGTTACTTTAAACTGGACACAACCTAAAAAATCATCAGTAGAATCTTATGAAGTAGGTATCAATAAATTAAACACTGTCAGACTTGCAAATAAAACATCTTATGATTTTGAAGGTAGAAGTGTTACAGAAAGTTTTACGATTGATAAGTTAGAAGCAGGACAATACCTCATAGCTGTCAGAGCCAAAAATAGACTAGGAGTATATTCAGATTTTGCGACAAAAATAATAGAGGTTAAAAATTTTAATATTTTACCTGCTGTAAATACTCCTCCAATAAATTCAGTCACAGAAGAATTATTTACTACTACACAAGGTTCAGGGGTCAAAGCAAAAGCAATACTTACTTTTAGTGATTCTACGAATACAGAATGGGAAGATTTAGGAGTGACGATAGATCATTATGACGTTGAGTTTAAAAAATCTACTGAAGCATCTTTTCAAGGTGCAGGAACTTCACAAGGCACTAATTTTGAATTTTTTGATATTGAACCTGCATTGTATGAATTTAGAGTNAGAGCAGTAAATACTGTNGGTNTTGCATCAGAATTTTCATCAACTACACAAAGAATCTATGGTCTAACAGCAGTTCCATCAGATGTCAGTGATTTATTTTTGAGAGCAGATTCTAATACTGCAACTTTATCTTGGACACCTACTACAGATTTAGATGTCAAGATCGGTGGCTTTTATGAAATTAGACATAATTCATTAACGTCTGGTGCTGTTTGGCAACAATCTACACAAGTTGGAGAAGCTATATCAGGTATATCTAATTCAGCAGAAGTACCTTTATTAGTTGGTACTTACTTAATAAAAGCAGTTGATTCTCTTGGTATTAAATCTGCTAATGCAACNACAGTGGTTAATNCTGTCACACCTGATTTATTTCAATCATTACAATTTTTGACTAGGACAGAAAATCCATCATTTGCAGGAACAAAAACAAATATGATTTTAGCTGATGATAATACTTTAAAATTAGAGGCAGATACTTTATTTGATTCTTTAGGTCTAATAGATGAAGTTGGATTGATAGATGCAGCAGGTGGTGTAGATTTATCAGGTAGCTATGAATTTGCAAATGTAATTGANACAGGTATTGCAGCAGCTTCTTATAGATTAAGTTCTGCATTTGCTTTCANTACAAATTCTACAACTGATTTTATAGATAGTCGTTCTGGTAATGTCGATAGTTATGAATCTATNGATGNNAATACTTATGATGATGTAGAAGTGCAACTNCAAATAGCAACAACTAATGACGACCCTAGTGGGTCACCAACCTTTTCAGATTTTCAAAATTTTAGAATAGGTAACTACTTTGGTCGTGCTTTTAAGTTTAAATTGTTAGTAACATCAGGAGATGTAACACATCAAGTTTATATAACTTCATTGTCTGCAACCTTAGAAGCTTTTCAAAAGTTCGACACTCAACAACTCACATCAAGTACAAGTTCACTAGCTGTAACTTTTGGTGAGGGATTTTTAGTTTCTCCAAAAATAGCTGTCACTGCTCAAAATATGGCAAGTGGAGATTTTTATGAAATAAGCAGTGTTTCAAGCACTGGTTTTACAATTACTTTCAAAAACAGTTCTGGTACAATTGTTGCTAGAACATTCGATTATATTGCAAGAGGATTTTAAATGGCTCAACATGATTACGACATAGCAAATCAATCTGGTGCAAATTTTAGAGCAGACTTAAATAATGCTTTAGATGCAATAGTTTCCAACAATTCAGGGTCGTCACAACCTTCAACTACGTTTGCGTATGAATGGTGGGTTGACACTTCTGCCAATTTATTGAAGCTAAGAAATTCAGCTAACAATGCTTGGATTACTTTACCNTTATCAATAACTGCAAGTAATGAAACATCAGGTGCTTTAACAGTCAATGGTAATTTAACAACTACAGGAACAGTTGATGTCAATGGACAAGAATTAATTTTAGATGCTGATGCTGATACATCTATAACAGCAGATACAGATGATCAAATAGATATAAGAGTTGGTGCTGTTGACGTTTTGACTTTAACAAATAGTCATTTAGTTTTGAAAGGTACTACCCCAAAAATTACTATTGGAGATGGTGGTGCAGAAGATACAGCTTTGATTTTTGATGGCAATGCTCAAGATTTCTATATTGGGTTAGATGATTCAGAAGATGATTTAGTAATTGGTAAGGGTTCAACAGTAGGTACGACACCTGCAATAATTATAGATGAAAATTTAAGAGTTGGTATTCGTGATACTTCTCCAAGTTTTGTTGTTGATATTTTGGGTGATAATGGTGATCAATTAAATCTTAATAATGATGGTGATAGATTTACACAGCTTACTTTACAAAACAATGGTACTACCAAAGCTAATTTTAATTTTGATAACACTGATTCCCTAGCTGAAATTTTTGCTGTCAGTGGTGCAGGTCTAAAACTTTCAACTAATGGTAGTGAAAGTATGCGTATTGCTTCTGATGGTAAGGTTCTTATTAATACCACAAGTACAGTAGGTACAAGCACTGCTTTAGTAGAATTTAATAATTTAGGAAGTGGTGGTAGAATTTTAAACACTAAAGACAATGGTACTGGTTCTTGTAATGCAATAACTTTTAACAATAATAATGGGCAAGTTGGTCGTATTACTACATCTGGTTCTAGTACGTCTTATGTTCAAAGTTCTGATTATAGAATGAAGGAAAACTTAGTTTATGATTGGGAAGCATTACCTAAAATAAAAGATTTAAAACCTGCACAATTTAATTTTAAAACTAATACAGATGAAATAGTTGAAGGTTTTATTGCCCATGAAGCACAATCAGTAGTACCTTATGCTGTAGTAGGTAAAAAAGATGGTGAAGAAATGCAAGGTATGGACTATGGTAAATTAACTGCAATCTTAACAAAAGCAATTCAAGAACTCGAAGAAAGAGTCAAAACATTAGAGGGATAATATGGCAATTAAATATACTTGGGATTGTAAAACTGTAGATGTTAAAAATATAGATGGTAATGAAGATACTGTTTTCAATGTGCATTGGAGATTAACAGGAGAAGATGAAAATAACACAAGTACAATATATGGTTCACAAATTTTAGATACTTCAGATTTAGCAAACTTCATTCCTTTCACAGATTTAAAAGAAAAAGATATAGAGGGTTGGGTAAAAACTGCTATCGGTAATACACAAATCAAACAAAAAAAAGATTTAATAAGCAATGAAATAGATGATTTAAAGTTGCCAAAGTTTCAAACAAAAACAATAGGAGAATAATATGTCAGATATACAAGTAAAAAACGATAATGGTGAAGTTGAAGAATACAACAAAGAAGATATGACAGATCAGCAAANAAGTTTGTTAAATGAATTAGTATCTTTGCAACAAAGATGTTTAGAAATAGAACCATTAGCTAGAGAGTTTGCTGACAAAAAACAATTAGTAGATTTTAAATCAAAATCTTTGTTGGAAAGTCTTAGAGGTGTAGAAAATGCCAAGAAAAAAAACGACAGCGAAACAAAATCAATCAGCTAAAAGACCTACAGTGGAACAAGTAGCAAACTCATTAGATAGGCACGAAAGGGTTTGTGAACAGAAATGGAAAGAGAATTTTCGTAGGTTAGATTCAATTGAAGCTGATATAAATACCCAAAATAAAAGATTATGGCAAATAGCAGGAGTAGTAGTAACTTTACTTAGTTCTTTAGTTATCAATGCCTTTTTCATGTAAATTCTATGATAGATAAACTTATAGAACCTGCTTCTAATATTATTGGTAAGTTTGTCAAAGACAAAGACCTTCAAGCAAAATTAGATCACGAATTACAAACTTTATTTCATCAGGCAAACTTAGCACAAATAGAAATATTAAAAGAAGATGCTAAGTCTAAAAATTGGTTTCAAAATTCTTGGCGACCCTTCGTGGGTTGGACTTGTGGTGTGGCAATGGCTTACCATTTTATTATTCAACCTTTATTACTAACAATCTTAACTGCAACAGGCACACAAGTCGATCTACCAGATTTTGACTTTGCACAACTAAGCACTATCTTAATGGCAATGNTAGGAATGTCTGGTCTTAGATCATACGAAAAAAAGAANGGAGTTCATGGNAAGTAATGGAACTTGGAGTCACCAAAGAACTCATTGACGATCTCAAAGCTATGCTAATAAAAAATGAAGGCATAGAACTAAAACCTTATTTTTGTACGAGCAATAAAATTACAATTGGTGTTGGTAGAAATCTATCTGACAATGGTATTACAAAGCAAGAAGCAGATACGTTATTAANCAATGACATGGATAATGTTTTTGCAGACTTGGATAGAAATATCCCCTTTTGGAAGTCTATGCCCTACAACGTCAGACTGGCATTAGCTGACTTGTGTTTTAATTTAGGTATTAGAANATTGTGTAAATTTTCCAAGATGTTAGAAGCTATGGAAGAAAGAGATTTTGAATTAGCAGGTGCAGAACTTTTAGATTCTAGGTATGCACAACAAGTAAAAAAAAGAGCCTATAGAAACTATAGGCTCATAGTAGGGGAAAGCTGATTAATTAAAATTCTGGTATGAAACCCAGTTGCTCAACTACGTTTCTAAGTGGTTTAATTTGAGACTTGCGTTCTCTTGCATCAGCTTTTCTTCCTACTTCTAAATAAGCTTGAACATTTGCCTCTATATCCCACCCATATACTTGAACAGCTTCAAGTAAACAATCTACTTGTTTATCTGTAAGTTTTATAGTTTTCATAATTTCCTCCGTTTTTGTAAATTATGATTATTATATTATCAGCTTAAATATAAATTACAACTATTATTTTATGTTTTTTTATGATTATTTGTAAGATGAAATTAATAATTTACTGCATGACATAGGATTTCCAAACCTATAACTTCTGTCAGTTTGCTTCGATAAGTTTTTGTCATTTCCAAGAATGAAGTATCAAATTAAAAGCTAATAAAACATTTGCAACTATTCTTTCACTTCCCTTCAGCACTCTTATTATTAATCCAAAGACCTTTTCTATCTGAACTTCAGCTACTCATGTTATATAACATTTGGCGTCAGCATAGATACAGAATTTAGTATAGTCATTGAGTTAGTCCTGCAGTAAATTATATTGTTTTAATCTTTTGTAGAAACTATCGTAAACCTTTTTCGTTCTTAATCTTCTCAAGAAGTTTGGTTATCTTTAAGTTTTTTATCGTTTAACCAACAAGCCGATATGTGTATTTAAAACTATTATTAGGAAAAATACAAGTATTATTTAATCTTTTTTTGGTAATTCTTTTATACTCAATCTTCTTGAAGTATAAGCATCTTTTGCAGGTACTAGCTTTTCAGGTTGGGCTTTATAGTTGATAGTTTGCCAAGTGACCCTGTGGCTTTCAGAAACACCATATTTAGCTTCTTTTAGACTGACCATGATGTTTTTCTTAGCTGCTTCGATATTGTCCTTTAGATTCTTTATCTGTGCTTCCCAAGCAACTATATTATCTATTTGCACTTGATCTTGTTTATTTAGTTCTACAGTTTCACCATTGTCTTGAGGGGTTATATGTGCAGCTTCTTTGGTGTCAAATGGGTCATACCAGTCAAGCTTTGCGATTCTATTGTTGAAATCAATCACTGTAGGTTCAAGCACTTTCTGTTCCCAGTCTTGATTTCTTTCGTAGAAATACATTCTTAGATCAGAACCATTTAAAACACATACTACTGCCCAAGAATACTCAGTGATTGCCATAAGTCCTTTGACTTGTACTACCCCACGATAAGCAGGTAGGGTTTCGGTCAATGGTGCATTAGTTACTTTGATTTCTACGATACCTTTACCATTCAGCTTAATGCCTTCACCTTCTTCAAGTTCAGGACAATAAAAACCTTTATCTATGTCTTTGGTAATAAAAATATTATCTGCTACTCCTATACAATCGATTGAGCCATTTAGAGTCACTTTTTTATGTCTAACAGCTTCTTCAACTACTAGCTGTATATCTAATAACCCAATACGTTTTGCTGCCAGTTCAGCAACAGGTTTTTCTAAGACGTTACCAACTTCCATATAATTATTGGTTGCTATTCTAATATCTTCACCTTGCAAAGCTTTATGACAGTTTTCTAAAACTTGATTTCTAGTTTGATATGGATTCTCACCTGTAATCAATGGCTCTAACAAACTGCAACTGATTTCATAATCTGGTGTCAGTTTACCTACTGCTTCAGCAGTGTGATCAATCTTTTGTGTTTTCATCTTGTACTCCTAAAAAATAAACATTGTTTGCAAAATCTTCAGCTTGTCTTTCAGTCAAACCTCTAGCTATACCTTCAGCAACTAAAGCTTCCAAATATGATTGAAGTTCTTCTTTACTCATATTCTTCTTGTGTTTTTTGTTCATGGTTAGTAATAAATTCTTTTAGGTCTATCATATAAATTTTTAAGACCTTTGCTTGTTGTATATGAAACTCTTGATTGCCAAAATCTTTTCTAGCTTGTTCATTATGATAATCAATAATTTTAAGTATCAAAGCAATAGCATCTTGGTAAGGTTGTCTGACTGAAGTGCTAAAAGTTCTTTTCATCTGATTCTTCAAATATATTTTCTAAATTTGTACTGATTTCAAAACCGCCTTCCCAATCACGATATAATACAATTTTTGTTTCTACACCTTGCTCGTCTATAAAAGAAAGTGGTGTGTTATAAACTTTATACATACACATTTTGCTTATAACACTACTAAAACTGTATATCTTTTTCATCGTTCTAATAAATTCTTTACTTGCGAGGCATACCAAACGTCTTTGCCATACCTAGTCTTAATTTTTCTATCAGACAAACCATCAGCTATGCCTTGTAAAGTTTTTATGCCAGTGCCTTGTATTTCTTCGATAATAGGCATAACAGTTTTTTTATATGCTTGATATTTTGCTGTCCTTGCCTTGCTCATGGCTTCCCATGAATTTTTTAGTTTGTGATCTTCTTTCATATTATTTTTCTTCTAATTGATAAAACTTCTTCCATATAAATTTTTCTAATACTTCTCCTGTATATCCCAATGCTTCACCTTCTGCTTTAAGACGATCAAGTATTTCATCATTGACTTGGTGGCTCATAATTATTTTGCAATCAAAAATTGTTCGTATTGTTTTTTTATGAACTCATTATTATCTTGCAACCAAGTTTCTTTGTCGGTAGGTGTTTCATTGTATCGTCTTTTCTCCATTTGATATTCTACAAACAAAACATCTACAAACAATTCAAAGTCTGATCTGGTTTCTGTATAACCCCAGTTAGTCATTTTGAACCTCTATACTTCCACCTCCACAAATAAAAGCACCTGCTGATATGGCTTCTAAAATGCCTCGCTTTGATATTTCAAACTCATACTCTTCAATTGTATAAGTTTCTTGTCCATCAAAATCAGAGTTGTTTATGCTTCTAGCATAGCGTTCAGCTTTGGCTTTGGAAGTAAAAAGCATCGTTGAATCATTACGTTCAATTCGGTCTTGTGCTACATATACTTTCATTGTATCTTTTCTCCTACAACTCTAAATCTAATTTTATGTCCTTCTCTTTTTAGTCTAATGACTTTTTCCAAACACTCTTCTAACTTATCGTCAGGATATTGCATCATTCCCTCTAGCCATTTGTTGTTAAGTTTTACATCAATTTTATACATTGTTTTCTCCTTTTAGTTTTTGTTTTACAAATTCTTGCCAATCATTTACATAAGTAGAAATGTAACAATCATCATTGCCTTCAAAATCATAATCCATTTCCCAGTCATAAATTATATTGCCACAACGAGTTACATATTGATCTACAACATCTTCTTTATACATACGCCAAAAGATTGTTTTTGTTTTTTCTAAGGTAAGAAATTTTTTCAAACAATCTTTTAAGTTATCGTATTCATGCTCAGTTGTTTCTTCAAAACAATCTTGATGATATGTTATTTTAGATATGCAATATTTAGTGTCTATCATTGTTTTCTCCTTTATTAGTTGGATTGTGCAAAAGATTTTGACAGTATGCCAGTTCTTTTTGCAGTCTTTTAGCTGTACTCAATCTCATTCTGCGATCTAAATGCCATTCTTGATTTAGTTCATTAGTAATATCTCTAATTCTAGTTTCAAGTTCATTAGCAGATAAGGTTAGTAAAATTTGTTTATTCATTTATTTCTCCTTTTCTTTTTCTAAGTTAATGTACTCAATACATCTGTCATATGCTTCTTCATAAGAATCGCAATAATGTTCATCATGGTATGGGTCGTTAGAATCATCTTCATCATATTCACCATAAACCCAAGT